GTCTTGGTGCTGCCCTTGAAGACATCGTCACCGTTGCCGTTGCGGTCGGGATTCTTGACAGTTACATGCTTGTCGACAAACTTTTGTTCATCGGCAGACTTAACCTTCAAGTAGCCTTCTAGAAATTGATTAAGCGTCTTCGCCATCGTCGAGTCCTTCTAAATCTGAGTCGTCAAAATCGGTATCGTCCAGATCCAGGTCATCGACATCGTCAAACTCATCGTCATCGATATCATCGACTCCGTCGTCATCCGTAGTGTCTTGATCGTCTGGGTCTAAATCATCTGCAGATGCATAGATGCCTTGCGCAATACTTGTATGCATAGCTTCTATTGCAGCTGTTGTTTTTTCGCCCATGATATCGTCAAAGACAGAAGCAAACTTAGTCGGTTGCTGTCCTAATGCTGTATCGATTAGATCGTCAATTGTTGGCATAAATTCTCTCCAAATACGTTTTATTTATAATCAAGCCGGTTTCTTCACCACGTCAGGAACTGCTGGACCGAAGTCGGCATCCTTAGGTGGTTTTGCACTAGGAGGTGCTGGGGGAGCTCCTGCATCTTCACCGGGCGGTGGTTGTCCGCCACCTGGAATTGGTTGCCCATCTGGACCAACTTCTGGTTGGTTATACTGTGGGTTATTTACCTCTTCTTTGATCTGTGCATCGATTTCCTTCATGTCCTCTTCAGTCTGATAGAGAACATTACGACGAATCCATTCATGTGAGAAGTACTTACTAGCATAGTCATCTACATCGCGAAGCATCGAAACACGATCACGAAGGATCTCTGTATTACGAAGTTCGGCAAAGTGATTGTCCTCGGCATACTCAAACTTGAAGTTCGTCTTGAACTCTGCCCAATCTTCTGAGGTGATAACACCCTTGAGGATTAGTTGCTTCTCAAGGATTCTAACAAATAGATCCGAGAATCTCAATCTTAGGCGAGTAACAAACTTAGCAAACTTGACTTCGTCTCTTGTAATCTCGGTAGCACGACCAAAACTATACTGTGCAGATGGATCCATACGACCAATAGGAACGTTCAACGACTTGTAGAGTTTATTCTGGAAGTAGGTTACGTCATCCATCTGGCCAAGATTCTGACCACCTGGCAATGTAGTAATCTCAGTACCCTTACCACCTTCACGACGCGGAAGCCAGAAATCCTCGAGCATAGTCATATGCTTGCGATCATCACGGATCTCACCGGTAGCAGAATCGTATACGACCTTGTTCTTAAAACGCGTCATAACATCACGAAGATATTGTTCAGCCTTCGGCTTAGGAAGGTTACCGACATCAATATAGAAGATACGACGTTCAGGTGCACGTGAGATACGATAGATGACTAGTGAGTCTTCCATCGCCTTCAACATGTTTAGTGGCTTGATTGCCTTCTGAAGGTAACCAATGACCAAGTCACCATTGACGTTAACAAGACCAGATGACACGTTGACAATAGAGTCAACTGCAATCTTTAGACCCTGTGCGCCGGTATCTTGGAAGGGAGCAACGTTATTAGGAACGCCGGCTGTCTTCGAGAAACCTTTTTCATTATAGATGTAGAACTCTTCACCGGTTGATGGAACTGTAACGTTCGACGTTGAGGAAACTTTTCTCTTCTTTACGGTACGAACTTTACGAATCTTACGCGGATCGATGTATCGAAGTTCCTTGATACCTTCACGCGGCTTGTCTTCATCAATCATTGCATGATACAGCAATCGACCGTCTACGTACCACTTCTTAAAGATTTCGTATGCATGCTGATTAAACTCTAGAAGATCGACAATAGTATCGAACTCTTCCATAATCATTTTTTTAATCTTGTCTGGCTGCTCAAGATCGTCTAGGTTAATAGAAACGATTGCCTTTTTAGGATCAGCAACAATAGCTTCGTTCACAATATCATCAATGGCCATCTCGACCTCAGGATGCATTGCAACTTCGCGATACTTATTAACTAACTCTGCTTCTGTACGAACTGCACCGTCAAGATCGACAAAAGTCCCATAAACACCACCTTCAGCCACAACCATCGCGCCATCGTCGACAGCTTTAGGTGTGAATGAAGGGATGTCAATCGGGTCAACTTTTTTAGTAATCGAAAAACCAAATAATTCGGCCATGAAAGCTCCAATTTAAATAACAAAAAAATAAGGGGAATGGTTACCCCTTATTTATCTTAGCGTCCGCCGGCAGAACCGGTTGAACTCTGACCAACAGTCCAGTAGTCGTATTGGAATGTAACCTGGAACGATTCAATCTGATCGGTTGTTGACCAATCAAGATCAATTGGTGTAATGTTGCTTGGGAAGATACCGTCGAATTCGTATGCACGAATCTTAGAACCATCCTTAGCGTATTGTGTAACTGTAGCTACAGACTTGTAACGATTGATATCACGGACGTTACGCTCAAGACGATTGATCTTATTTGACCACTCTTCCATTGCGTTACGAATCAAGAAATCTTCATCGTTGATAATATTAACAGTCCATTCACCAAATGTACGATCGCCAGCCAGTTTCATCTGACGGCCAAAGTAGAACACTGGAATGATGCCTAGATCCGATGATGGGATCTGCGCAGCCTGTACCATAAAGGGTGTTTTAAGATCACCAGCACTATTTGCAGGATTTAGAATTTGGACCTGAAATAGATTCTGTCTTGCACCACCATAAACGAGTTGGCTTCTCATTTCATTGATATTAAAAGCCATTGTGCTTTCCTCCTAGTTTCTTTTATTTATTAGAATTGGCCAACGACTTCGGTGAATTCTACACCAGAGCGGACAGCAACAAAGTTCAACTGGATGAAGTTGATGCTCTTAGCTGGCTTGATATAGATGTCTCCAACGAAACGGTTAGAATCGATAACTTCAGCAGTGTTATTTGTTTCGTCGCAAACAACACGGAAGTCATAGATGCCACGGCGACCTTGCACATCACGGAGGAATGGCTCAACAAGATTGCGGAACTGCGCACGAGTGAACTCGTCATTGAACTCAAACAGTGTTGAGTTTGAAGCAGTTGCAATTGTCTTTTCTAGGACAATGAACAAACGACGTACATTGATACGATCGAATGCGCTATTGCGGCCAAGTGCTGTCTTATCACCATATAGGACTGTGCCCTGGCCTGGGAATGTGACAACTGGATTGATATCATTCTTATAAAGAACATCACGATCTGTTTTGCTTGGATTGTAAGCAAGCTTGACAAGATTCTTGATCTGACCACGAGCGAAACCAGCAGGCGAGAACCATGGATCACGTACATCATCTGTGCGTGCTGTCAGACCTGCAATGTCACCATTAAGTGGAACATAGCGATATACATCGTTGTACTTGTCGTACTGATACTTATAACCAGAATCGATCATAGCATATGAAGTATTACGAACTGCATTGCGGAACTGTACGATATTAGTAGCCTGTGAACCTTCAACGCCGGCACCAACAACATCACCACGATCTGGCGAAACAAATACAACGCAATCCTTACGAACATCAGCGATATTATCGATCAGGTAGTTTGCAAGTTGTTCACCGTACGTGCCACCAGCCGCTTTACCGGCAATAAGCAGTGAAATATCAACAGATGAGGCATCAGCAAATAGATCATATGCAGCAGAAAGAGTAGCAACAGTTGCATTAGCTTCTGTTACACCATCACGGCCACCAATAAATGATTCTACGTACGGAGTTAGATTGGTTGAAGTTGTAATAGCATCAGCAGTTGTGGTTACTGCACCAGAACGATCTGCTGTTGCCCATACATAATTCGAATTATCATTGACGACTGTCTTGTAGAAGTTGGTTGTACCGTCGTCATTCTTTGCATCAGTTGCACGCGAAAGATTCTGATATACTTCTAGGACTGTGCCAGGAGTTCCTGAGAACTTGCCATCTTCATCAACAATAACCACACTGAGTTGGTCAATTGCGGTTGAACTGACTGCAGTTAGCTCAGCCGATGTTTCAGGCGCAGCTGATACAGTATTATAGAATTCCCACTTGCGATCGATTGTTGCCGAAGTTACATTAGCCGAACGGTTCCATGTATCTTCGAATGTAACTGAGAAGTATGCTTGTGTTGCAGCATCATCTAATGTAATAGCCGGAAGAGTTTTGATCTTCATAGCTTGTGTACCGATTGTGGTATTACCAACTTCGATATAGTCACCAACAGAAAGTTGCTGAAGAATTGTATTAGCTGCAATCTTTGTTTCTGCATACGTCAGGGTTGCACCTGATACCCATGTAAGGAAGACATTAGCAGTTGTAGAATTAACTACAACCTTGATACCTGCATCAGCAAGATCACTGAGAACATATGATGCAGCGGCACCGCCAACAGATGTACCACTCTTAGGATTGATTGACTTGCTGTATTGATCTACAGAATCACACACCGAAACTTTAAGAGAGTTGCCCAGATCGCCAGGATAGCGAGCAACAAACTGTGTACCTGTGAATAGAGCATTCGATGCACCCTTGTTCTCAAAATCTTCAGCATTTTTGATAATGTTTGAATCAAGAGAAACAACAGCGCTATTAGCAACCGCGTTGAATGATAGTGTATTAGCAAAGAAATTAAGCTGCGCATCGTCTGATGTATTAGCAGCTTTGGTAAGAACTAAGTTTGTATTTCCCAGAGCAACTGTAGCAGTAACAACATATGTGTCATCTGGGATACCAGCGCCAAAAACGCCTTGACCTGGAGCAACACCATAAGTGATACCAATAAGCGTGACTGCAGTTGAAGAATCTAGATTAGCAGATGCCGCGGCAACAGTATTAGAGAACCCTGTCGTTGCTGCAGCACGAGAAACATAAAGGGCATTACCATATGCAAGGAAGTTAGCCGCAGTAAAGAATGTTTCGTAGTTATTATTTGTCGGCTTACCATAACGGCTAACCAGTTTATTTTCTGAATCTACCAGAACAAACTTTCCGACCGGTCCCCAACGAAACACACCGCCAATAGCACCAACAGTGGTTGCTAAAGCCGGTACGGTTGTTGTAAGATCAATCTCGGAAACGTTAATTCCAGGGCTGACTTGAAACGCCATTGTAATTTCTCCCTATCGAAGGTGTTTAACCAGTACTTTTGCTTTTATTTATAATATGGCCGGATTACGTAAACAACCCCTTGAAGTCAGGATTCCACGTTTGAGTAAGATCAACAATCTCGGTTGCATCCGGTTCAATCAATTCACGACCATTATCCATAAAGAATGAAAACATCTCGTTGTCAAGATCCTCATCTGTTCTGTTTCTAAGTCTTAATAATGTATTAATATCTGTAAAGTCCTTAAAGTATTGTTGATTAGACATCCAAGCAAACAATACCAAGGCCATAACAAGATCGTCGTGAGCACCAGACTCTGCTTCATATGAAGAATTCTTCTTAGAGAATCTAGATAGTTCGTATATAGTATCATGATCATTAATGACTAACTGGTATTGTTCGATTAATAACTTAAGTAACGAACAACCAACTGTCTTGGTAACTGCAGTTTGTTTTAATCCACGTTCAGCGTTCTTATTAAAACCAGCAGAGATTCTTTTGCCCTTAGGACCTGCCTTCTCGGTAAAGATTAGGTTATCAGACTCGTAGTCGATGTAGAGGGCATCAGCAACCGTCAATCCGATGTCATTAATTTCGACAAGGATCACAGCATTATTGTATTGTAATGATGTTTGATGAATGGTCTGAGTATACTCTGCAGGGGGAGTCACGTTACTCTTGTATACGCATACTTGATTGTACGGCATCTGAGTAACGTCAATTACCTGGAATGCAGAGTAGTCAAGACCTTTACCATGCGAGACATCACACGTCATGACATACCGATGTTCCTTCTCAGGAAGGAAGTATGTTGTCAACCCATTGACTGATAACAGTGGACGTTGCGCAGTCAGCGTCTTAAGTACAGCACCAGAGATTAGTGTACCAGATGAACCGAGCCATGCACATTCAAATTCCTGTGCAAACTTCTCGTAGTCAAAGTCCATGGCTCCGAGCGTTTCTTGCTTCCACGCATCATTGCGTCCAGGAACCATCTGCCAGGGAACCTCGACATATTGGTAACCATTGGTACCTTCCTTAGCACCATTACATGTCTTATAGAAATGATTCAGACCATTCGGAGTAGATGTGAACAGAATCTTGGTTGTTTCACCAGACGAGATCGTAGGGAAAACAGAAGCAAAGAACTCATCCCAGTTCTCAACAAACGCAGCTTCATCGATGTATAGCAGTGAGATTGACTTACCACGAATAGCAGATGAACTGGTTGCAGCAGCAAGAACCTTACAGCCATTCTCTAGTTCAATCGATCCCTTGTTCCACTCCACAACACCCTGCTGAAGCCAGTCAGGAAGCGATTCATACGATAACTTTACACGATCCAAGATTTCTCGAGCAGCGTCACCTTTGTTGGCAAGAAGTGCTACAGTCTTGTGTTCATTGAATAGGATATAGTGGAGGATGATTGCAGCAGCCGTAGTAGTCTTACCAGCCTGACGACTCGTGACAACGGTAACGCGACGATTGTTAGTTAGTTTATCAATGATTTCTTTTTGGTAATCATAAAGCTTTATCTGTATCAGACCATGGTCAACGTGAACGATCTTGATATAACGTTCAGCAAAGTAGATTGGATCCTCGGCACATTTAAGCCATTCTTCAACCTGATCAGCCGTCCATTCAATCTTCTTCCTGGCTTTTTTAAGTAACGGGTTGCCGTTATAACCCTTATCAAAAGCTTTTCTAATAGATTCAAACATCAATCGTTCTTATTTTTTCTTTGATCCAGCATCTGTTGTAGTTCCATAGTTGACCCTACAAATAGATTATTGGTCACCTGCTGAGTATTAGCAGCAGGATCTGAATCCATAAGTTTCTTTTTCTTGGCCTGCAACTCCAGAAGATCTTTGCTAGCACCGACCATAGTATTCATCAGAGTAGATAAAACTTCATATGCCCTTGGATGCTGTGACTGTCTAGCTACATCCATCAGATCAAACAATGCCTCTTGGCCTTTACCAATTACATCTATCAAATTCTCACGAGCATAGTCAAAATCATCTTGCACTGTAGAGTCTGTTGGTTTATCTTGTACCATTGGAAGAAACTGTCTGTTACTATCTGGTTGAATATTTAAAATGTCATTTAACTTTTTCATTATACATTACTTTCGAACTCATGAATAAATCCATAGTTATCATCTGCATTAATTAGAGCCCAGTCAATAGATGCCGCAGCATTAGATGTAGGTTGTCCATCTACAGTTAACCCAGGAAAGACATGTATTGTCTCAGTTGCTGCGGTATTAGTTGTATTGGCCGTTGCAACATTTGCAGTCGGCCTGATATTAACATCGATGTACTTGATGATACCACCGTCTGTTCCATCTCCTGAACCGATTTTCTTAGCCGGGCCGAACAGATATCCCTTTATGGTAAAATCTAACGTCCAGATAATGGCACGGCGCGTATCAAAATTGCCTTCGTAGGTATCTTCGCTCGATATACTATTCAGAATAATAGGAATATCCCAAGGATCATCTTCCATACTTGGTATAAGATGTACCGATGCAGTCCATTCTGGAGTGAAGTATGGAAGGATCTGTTCTACGATCTTCGTTCCATCCTCAGCATTCTTAACGATGATTGACATCTGGAATGATATATTATAAGGAACCGGTTGATACAGACTTTTGTTATTCTTTATCTTACGATTCAGTGTATTGAGTTTGCGTTCACCATCATATTGGAATGTTGTCATCTCGAATGAGATACGTGGAACAGTGATAGCCGTTTTCTTATCTAGATCCGGGTTACCTTCTAGACGAGCCAAGAACTTTTCCTTTGGGCCATACGACAATGGAACCTTCAAGGTCTGAATTGTTTCACCGGCAGTATCTTGTCGTGTGACATAGATGTTATTGAAAACCGTTCCGAAAAGGATTACATATTTTCTTAGTGTATTGTGATGAAATGTACTACCGAACATTAAATTTTCCCTTCACTGAAAGGATCAATTTGTGACCAATCAAGAATTGCTTCGCCCTCGAGTTGGAACTCAGTATTATCCTCGTACGAATCACCGGCTTGTGTCTCAAAATTATAATTTGACTGGATGATTTCAAATCCATCCTGATCTACAATAACGAATCCATCAGTTGTCAGAAGACCATATGTCTCCATTGCAATACTATTTTTCTGTTCAATACTATCGATTGCTTCGATTCCAGTATTGAGTCTTTCTGAACTATACTCAAAGATCTCACATACTAGGTCATACATCTGTATGGTACCCATCTGATAGAAAATGGGAGTCTTATTCACATACTTGATTACCATGATACGTGTTACCATAGGCAGATAGATTAGATCCCCTTCTTGAGGACGATCTAATGCAGCGTACTGCCCGATTTCATCATTAAAGTTACGAACAGATACCGTCAATGTCATTTGATCACGGATTTCAAGATTGAACTTAGACAGGAACGTTCCGTCACCCTCATAAGAGTCGTAACTCTTTATGTACATGTCTATTTCATAGTTGTTGTTGTATTCGGATAGAGCATCTTCACCATAGATATCATCCTTGGCAACTAATGTTCTAGGGCAATAAAAAATATCATGACCATACATCTTGATCGATTCCATTACCAGGTTCTCGATCAAGATTTGCTCTTGACTATTTTGAAAATTATTGAAATAGAAATTAGTCGTCACTGGATCTTATCCAATCATGTCAAGAACCGGGAGAGAGAAACTAGAGATCATCTCCTGTTCCATCTTGGTTCTTGCATCAACCGCATCGTTGTAGATCTTCTCACCATTGAACTGAACTCCGCCCGGCAGATTCATGCCAGTGAACTTAGTGAGATTTGAACCCCATTGTTCTTTAATTAACACAGTTGCATAGTTCTGAAGCCAACGATCATTCCATGCATCTGTGTACACGTTCGGATCTATAACTTCATATGCTTCTACCAGTAGAAACATTCCCACTTTGAGTGTGTTCCAGTCAGTATCGATATAGAGTCTATTCTTATGACGAGCATAACGAATTGGTTGTTTACCAACAAGCATCTCAGTCAGAAGTGCCAGATGCTCCATAACCATATAGTACGGAACAATTGACACGTTTGTCAGAGTATAAAGATCGTTCAAGGCAATCTGGTAACGGATGTTGAAAAGATCATCAGCGCGGACAGATGGATCGCCCATCGAGAAGATACTTACTGCACCAATAATATTCTCAGGCAGGGTGATATACTTATTGAGCACATCTGTTTCTGTTACAATGTGCTTGTAATAAATCTTATCGGAACCATCAAAGTGATAGTCCCAGTAGTAGCGAATAGCCTCATCAATACGGTCATCTACTTGGTCGTCGTCAACGTTGATTTCAATTACTGGAGCTCCGAGTTTACGAAGGCAATACTGTTTGAATGTTTCTTTTGTAGTTGGTGCTGCCATGGTAACCTCTTTTGCTTATATTTATAATACGCCCATGCTCATTATTAGATGTACAAAATCCCAGAAGTGTGTATAATGAATATATCAATTGTGAACAGATATCATGTTAGTGTATTACTACAAGCCTAACGAATCGAAGATAACTTGTATATCTGCAGAGGCTGTGGCGCCTCCACTAGTTACAGTACAACGATAGTTTCCAAGCTTATACCCTCCACTAACAAGAGTAGTCGTAAAGGTAGTCGAGGCAGATGTTGAACTATTAATTGTAAAACTGTCGCCAGACACATATGTCCAAGCATACGTATATCCTCCAGCACCACCGGATGCTGTAGCAGTTGCAGCACCACTAGTTACACTACCACCGCTTTCAATAGTAGTCTGCAGGGGGTCCGGACTAATACTTATAGTCGGTGCAAAGGTTTTACCGTACAGGTTTGACAAGGAAATAGTACCGGACGGTACACCAGCTAGCGTTCGAACGTTTGTCTGATTCAAGGAGATATTCGTCGTCGACGATAGTCCAAGTTCAACATTGACGTTAGCTAGTGATATAGGTCCGGTACTAGGAAGAGTCATGTGTTACTGTTGAAGCTGTGCTTGTGCCTGCTGGAACAGTTTCTTAAGAAGTGGATCAACTACGCGGTGTGGAAGTTCTTGTAGTCCACCCATCATAAGATTCAATTCATTGATGTCAACTGTAAGAGTTACAGTAGGAACCGGTTGTGCCTGCTGATTTTCAGCAAGCTTTGGATCTAGTTCTGGATTAGTAGCCATAATATATTCTCCTAATTATGTATTTGCGATTGGGGTTGGTGGTATTACAGGTTCTTCACCTGGTTCTGCCCATGGTAGGGCACTTGAAGCAACATCGACCATTGGTCTTACGATTGCATCAATTTGTTTCTGGATCTGCTCATCAATATGAGTTTTGTATCCAGAGTTGTTATTTACTACATCTTGGATCCAACTAAGAACCTGAGTCTCTGTCAGATCTTCGTATGTAGTAAAATTATCGGTATCCACCATATCTGGCTGAAAGGGCGTTGCGCCGCTGAATGTTCCGGCATTGCCGTATTCATCGATCCCCTTGCATTCCCAGTATGTCTGGACGATGATATCATTAAGTTCTGCAGAAGGATCATCCTGCTTCTTCAGACTTGTAATTTTCCACGTGTATGCGAATGTCATATTAACCTCTGTTCGAATGAGTTGATTTTGGTTTCAAGTTTATTTATATGAGCTTGTTGTTCCTTGATTGCTTCAATTAGAAGCGG